TCGCACCCATTCCCTTCATTTGAGTAATGGCCGACATGAAAGCACCTGCTTTGATCGTTTCGATCTGTGCATGAATATCTTTCATTGCTGTGCCATCAATCTTCCCCGTCATGCTCAACATCCCTGTTGCATAAGGCAGAGATTTGTTGTTGATAAGCGCATCGATCTGACCGATTGCTTTATCTGCGTTTTGTATAGATCCCTCAATTGTCACGATCTCATCTTTTCTTGCCTGATCTTCTGCATCCAAAGCAAGCTTCTTCTTCTCGTTATCCATCGCAACTGAAGATTGTGCAGGCGTCAGACTAGAACTGTTCTGTGGTGCAGGGTTAGGATTGCTGCTTATTGCAGGTGCATTTTGGTTTGCAGGTGGGAACGTATAGACAGGAAGGCCGAATTCATCACGGCTAAGGATCATCTGCTGCTTTCTGTTGTATGTGTTTAAGTTATTGTTCCACTCTTCGCTGCCTCGCTCAACTCCTGCTGCAGACATGTTCTTCTGAAATGGTGTCATTCCTGCAGTAGGATCACGGTATACAGGAATGTCTGTTTTTGTTGTTTGACCATTAACAGGATTGTAATTCCAATAGTTGCTCGCACCTTCTATCGTCTTCATCTTAGGCCGTGATTTATCGAATTCCATCTGCGCTTTAGTCAAGTTGCCAAGTTTGTTCTGCGTAATGACGTTTGGATTCTGTGCATCAAACCCAGAGGACTTCATAAGCTGCGGATAATTCCTTGCACCAAGTGAAGCGTATCCGGCCAACTGGTCGTTATTGTCCTGCACTTTTTGGTCGAACTCACTCTGCGCTAAAGCCTGCTTCTTTTTGAGCAGATCATCGTTGCGCATCTTTGTATCGTAGTTAATCGCTGCCGCACCTGCATTAGCAAAACCATCACCGATAGCAGAAGCAAAACGGGTGTCAAGCTTTGGTGCTGTATAGGTAAATCTATTCATATCAGATCCCTATACCATTGGCGCAGAATAAGTGCCTAGCCCGAATGCCGATTGAACTGCATCATTGTTCTTTTTTCTTTGGTTTAGGAAATCGTTGTACTGTGTGTTGAACTGATTTTTTGAGAAATCAAGTGCATCTTTCCCCATCTTATATTGCATGATTCCGCCGCCGATACTGCCGAGTCCTTGCGCCATGCTTCCAACATCGCCCCAACTTAAATTATCTAGTCCTAGTGCCATGATTGATCCTTCATCTGTATTGTTACCGCCAAGATAGCCAACTCTTCACTGCAAAATCTATTTTACTTTTGCACTAAAGGGGCGGCTAGGCTTAAAGCCCACCGACTAGATCAAGAATAGCTCTTCCCTGATCCAGAGTATTATCCGCCTCTTTGATGCGAGTCATTGCATCCTTTGAAGACGTTACCGCATTTCCGTTGCCTACCGGCACGATTGGATCTGGCTTTGGTGCTTGCTGTGCTGCAAACTTCTCATTCCAGATTTGCGCCCATCCTGCTTTGTTGTCGAGGGCTTGTGCCTTAGAAACGATGTTGCCTTGCCCATCCATTGCAGGCTGTCCGTTTGGCAGCATATATGGCTCATTGACCATCAAGGAAAGCTCTCTGGCTACCAAGTCCGGATTGAAGCCGTTGTGTTCCGCTTTGAGTGCATTAATATCACTCTCAACCTGTGTTTGATAGGCTTTTTGAGCATTTGCCTGTGCAATCTGTTCTTGCTGCTGAATCTTCTCTTGTAGTGCTTGATTCTGCTTCTCAAGGTCAGTCATGCCCATGCGCTCTTTTAGCTCTGCAATCGCCATTTCCTCTTCTGTCATTTGAGGCTCTGGCTGCTGTGGCTGCTGCTGTTGGTTTTGCAACATTTGCTGTTGCATGTTGGTTAAAGCTTCGCTCTGTGCTTGCATCTGCGCCAAGATAGCTGCTGTATCGACCGAAGGCGTAACAGGCGGCGGCACGTTTGGATCAACTGCCACTTGTTCTGGTATTGCTTCCGGCATAGGCACTTCTTCTGTTGGCATCGCCGGCTCTGGTGCATACGAAGGCTCTGGAAGTCCGATCTCTCCACCCTCTCCGTCCGTTACCTCTCCAATCAATACGTTTAGTGCATCGATGTTCTCTTCTCCACCGAAATCATCCATAAATGTATTACTCATTATTCCACCTCTCCCAATTCATATTCTCTTGTGTTTGCTTCATCTGTGATCGCTGCCATCTCTTTCACCATCTCATAAGGCATTTTCAAGACCGCATCGATCATCGCTAGTTTGTCGGCTGCGCTAATACGCTCCGACACCTTGTAACTCGTCGTAATTGTTAAGTAAAGGGATTCCCTCTCCTTGCCCAATTCCGCCTGTATCATCTTCCATCCCTGCGATTCCGCTAGGGCTGCCAATGCTGTTATTTTGTCCGAGTTCTGGATCATCTTTCTCATCTCCTAGATATTTTTCCGTGTTCTCAATTCCCATCAACGGAAGAGCCTCACGATTGAGTTTCTTAACGGCTCTAAAGGCGATCATTGCTTCATTTGCGTTTTGCAATGCCATTGCCATTTCAAACTGTTTAGAGATCATCATGTGGCTTTTCTCAATACCGGCTAACTGTATCTCTTTGTTTGTTGCACCTAGCCCTGTATTTATCCGTGCTACGAATTCAAACGGCTCTTGACGGCTTACACCTGCAAAGAAGCGGTTGTCACCATGCTTCCACACAAGCTGCGCAGTGCGTTTGAATATCCTTTTGAAGAATGTTTCGTTGAAGGATCTCATGTATGCCTGATTTCTTGAATTCCCTTCATTCGACAAAATAGAGGACTCGGTTGCTGTCTGCTTCGTTGAGCTTCCGATTCCGTTTTGCTGCGCAGAGATCCCGATATTTTCACTCATCTCCATATCAAGCTGCTGCACATCGAATGTCGATGAATTAATATCCGGCGCAGGGATGAGCTGTACTGCTGTAGGGTTTTTAATTCTCAAGAAGCGTGATCCACGTTCCACATCGATAGGGTTAAGCCCTGAAGCAGAAGGGATAAGCATTTGAGGCTCAAGGTGTTTCTTTATCGCATCTATCTGCTGATTTCTTCTAATGTTCACTTCGTTTTGAAGGGCGATGATTGGCGCAATAGGTGAATCTCCGTAAACACGGACGATGTTCTCTTCATTCGGCTGTTCCATCTGCGGCAATAGTTCGCCAATGTCAAACGGCTGCCCATCTTGCAGCACTACATCTTGACGAAGAGAGTATGCGTTGTCGTAGAATGTCGATACCGTCCACTGCCCTTTTGCGTTTTGCGTGTAGACCTCTTGAAGTTTGATGCGGCTGTGCGCTGTTGTATTGTCTTCCTCGTGCGCTGCTGCCAATAGATCATCTGCACTGATCTCTTTTGTGTAGACTCCGGCTCTTTGCAGCTTTCTAATATCATCCGCAGTAAGGTAAATATCATGCACATAGAAACGAATATCATCTTGCGTTCTTGCCGAAGGATCAAAGCGAATGTCTTTGAGGTGAACATGATCGATTACCGGCTTCTCTCCATCCCAATAGGTACGGGACACAACCGTACCGAATACAGGTGCTTGATAGAAGATCGGTGTGAACGTCAAAAATAACGGCTTCATCTTGTGTGTAGTATAATAATCCATCGCCTCTTGAAGCATATTTGCTTTCTCTGCGTATTCTTCGTCACTAGATGCGATGCTTGCAAAAGTATCCGTGCTGAAATATGACTCTTGAAACGATGCCACGATACGCTTTACTTTGGCGTTGATCTTTGGAAAGAAGATGTGTGACTTCTTTCTTCTCATCAAGCTTTTAGCCATCTCTTCATCCATGATCGCTAAGTAATAGCTAGACAGTTCCTGAAATTTAGGCTCATATTTCTCATATCCTGCTTGCGCAGCATCGATCATATCAAGCAGTTCTTGTTTGCGGTCATTAGTACGACTCATATTCAACCTCATTTTGCACATTGCGAAGGGTGCGTTTTTTGATGCATACTGCCGCAGCTACCGTGTCAAAGTCTATGCCCTTTTTGAACAGAAGTTTTGCTATTTCACGCTCTGGAAGCTTTGTAGGTATGGTGATACTGCATCCGGCAAGGTTTCTGCAGAACATCGCACCCCATATAAGTTTTTCTTCTTCTGTCTCAAAAGGCATGGCCTCTACGATGTGATCGAAATTCGTCAATTTACCATGCAAGCTCATTATCCAAGCTCCCTTCTGTGTAGAAATCATCCATCTCAAGCATCTCCTGCGGTACGATCTCTGTGAACAGCTGCATCGCTATCGTGTCGGCTTTATCCGGTGATCTGCCAAGGTCGGCTTTGATGCTGTCTTTTGATGCAAGCTTCACTTTCCCGGATTCAGTGAAAGCATAGGTGATGCTCACAAGCTCTTCAAGCAGTTCATCATCCTTCGGAAGCCTTCCGCCTCTGGCAAGAAAGTTTTTGAGATTGAAGTACATCTCCGTGCGTTTGTTGAGATATTCTTCGTTGTCTGCCTTCATGCTCCCATTGCCTTCGATTACAGGGAAGCCCATTTGAGTCAATCTGTCTGCAACGCCTGCACCGACTCCGATGGTATCTACGATGATCGCATCCGGCATTCTTGATTCTTGTTTTGCCTGATAAGCAACCCATGAGGCAAGTTCCATCGTAGAGATACCTTGACGGGTTGACAGTTCGTATGTGTGGTATCCTTTACGCTTAGACAGGGCAGAGCTATCGCTGCCATAACGTGCAACGTCAAGAGCATAGACAAACACGCCGGATCTATCCACTTCTACGTTTGCATCATTCGTCATGGCGTTGTCGATCATCTCGTAACTAAATAGGCTGTTGTACTCTTCCGCTCTCGGCTCACCCAAGTAGATATGGCGGTAATCGTCATAGTCCTCTTTCTTCTTTGCTTCGATCAGATCAAGCATAGTTTGAGACAAAAAAGGATTCTCATCAAAGTTGATCTTTCGTGTGATGCAGTTCGCAGGCGTATTGATTACGAAATTCTTATAAACGAAGTCCGTTCTAAGTCTAGGATTGAATATGATCCAAAACTCGCTCCCCTCTTTGCGGATGGTAGGCTCTAAAATATCCCATTGCTCTTGGGTGAGGTTATGCGCCTCTTCAATCCAACAAACGTCAATGCCTTCAAGTGACTTGATCTCATCAATGTTTCGCCAAAGCCCGTAGAAGACAAACTCGCTGCCGGTGGCGTTGTGAGTAATGCGATTATTTGTGATCGTAAACTGATCTTTTAGACCGAATCTCTCAATCTGCGTTTTGATAACCGTGTATACAGATTCAGTGATGCGGTTTTGGAATTGTCTTGTGCATAGGAACTTCATCGTGTAGTTTTTAGACAAGGCCACCGCAACACCTGCGGCATCCCAAGTCTTCGATGAGGCACGACCGCCATAAATGACTTTCGTTCTGGCCTTCTGTTTCCAGAATGGCTTAAGAGCCGGATTAAGAGTTGGCTTCATCACTCTTATCCTCTGTGTAGAAGTCATCAAACTTCTTTTGTGATACCGTGGCGTTTATATCCTGCTCAATCTTATCTTTCCACCCTAGATTCTTAAGGGCGAAGATCGTGCCTGTAGCTTGTCCGGAAAGCAACGCCTTCTCGTACCAATTCTCTACACGAAGCCTTGCCTTTTTTATAGTGTGGGTAAAATCTTTCTTTTTCTCATAATCATAAAACGAAGCACGATCACAAAAACCCAAGAACAAAACGAGTCCTGTGATCGTTGGCGTGCTGTCTGCATGGATAGACAGATCTTTTTCTTTAGCATCAACATAAAGCAGTTCAAAGTATTCATCTACTTTAGCCTGTAGCTCTTCTGGTGTTGCATAAAGAGGTGGTCTGCCTGCTGCCATTAAGCTATCAACGCTTTAACACGATTGATTACACCACGGGCAATGATGTACTGATCGTAAGAGATCGGTTTATCTTCACGATTGCGCATAGCTTCAAACTCTTCGAGGATAGTGTTGAGCTGATCTTCGGTGACTGTGCCTTTTTCTGCTGCAGGCTCTACATCGCTGAATTCTCTTGCCTGTACTTCTGGAACGTCTGTGTTGTCTGTTACTGTAGTGGACTCATCCTCCACCCCTGAATCTGCTTCGGTGGACTCGTCAAGCGTTCCGGTTTCTTCTGCCTTGAATGCATCAATCTTTTCTTGAAGCTTTACTGCGCCTGTGTTGTGTTTGTAGGTGATCCCTAGATCATCGGCTTCTCTCTGTAGTAGCTCAAGCTCTGTAAGTTCTGGCATTTGATCCCTTTATGTTTTAATATAAAGGAATTATTGCTGTTTAGTTTTCCGAAGTATCTTTTAAGATGTAATTTTTTCTGTAGATTTTGCAGTATTTAGGTATTCATTAGACTCATAGCAGATGCCATTGTCTCTATATGTTTCTCTAATAATAATATTTTTGATTTATATTCTGCTTTTTCTTCCTGCAATCTGTAAAGTTCTGACTGTAGACTTTCAATGCGCTTGTCTTTAGCTTTAATATCGATTTCTTGTTCTATTATTTTTGTATCTTTTTCATCCATTGTTAGCCCTTTCAAAATCCTTGCAGTACCAATCATCTTCAACATATTCTGATCCAGCTATTGAGATTGATGAACACCATTTTCCGATGCTGTCTGACCGCACATTCTTACAATCTATACATGAGCCTATAATATTATTAACTTCATCGAAAATATCTTGTATATCATCTCTTATAGCAGGATTGTATTTGTTTATTATCTCTTCTACTTGTTCTCTGTTAATACTCATATTTTACTATCCTTTCTGCGTATTTTTTTTATTATAGCGAATACTTCCGCACCAACTCTTGATATTTAGGGCTATCCTGTAGCATCTCTTCAATGACTTTTCCGATAGCTTTATCCTCATCCTGTGATGCATAGAACAGAACGGCATTAACGCTCTGTTTTATTGTTGGATGAATTGTTACTGTGGTATCTCTCATCGTCAGCCCTTGTACCCGTCATTTGTTTTGATTGCTATGCCTGATTTGTAATCCCTCACGACTTCCCCTCTGCAGGTATCGCATTTTGCTTTCTCTCCTGATTTAGTCCAGATCTCTTTCTCTATTCCCCACTCCGGACAGCTCGTGTCGATACAGTGATAAGTTGCTAACATAGGTTAAACTCCTTTTTAATGTCTTTGATCTTTTTTGTCTTGTTGTTTACCTTCTTTTCTATCTCACTTACCAGATTCACTAAGCGTATGCCTACCGGATCACCTGTACTTACTTCCTGCCACACCAAGATAGATCGCTTCTGCTTTAGGCTGCGCTTTAGCTGATCCACTTCGGCCTCTAATTTTTTCACCATCTTTTTCGGCGTTGTATTTGACAGCACCATATATTCTTCTCTGGTACATCCGTATATCTCTTCTAAATTAAAGCGCATTAGTACCCCAACATAGTAGGATTGACGATATTCATTCCCACTGTTCCTTTGATTTTGTGATAGATAGTGCAGCGCATATCTCTGTTCGATCTGTACCCTGCTGCAGCGTGCCAAGCATCTTTAGGCGTTAAAGTGCGGTATGTGATTACCGTTACACCTGAAAACTCCTTCTGCGATAGGTGGTGAACGTGACCGGTGCGCCAAACTCTGTTTGTGGTAGCCGCCCACATATCCGGAACGTCTGTTGCCATAAGCAAAGGCAGGATTTCAGCTTTCGTGGTGTGACCGTGGGTGTCGGCAAGCAGATTGATTCCGAATTGGAAATAGTTATGAAATGCCGGACTGTCTAAGATTTCTAATCTCGGCTCATCGTTATATCTCATCTCTAGTGCTATACTGATGAGCATCGCAGTGTGTTCGTTATGATTTCCGATTGCGCTGCGATAGATCACCTTTTCATGCTTCTGCAGTGCTAGATCGATAAGATCGCAAACACATTGGATGCCGGCCTTCGTTACCTTGTACCATCTGCCATCCACATCAAGCTTGTTTTTGCTGTGTGATGTTTCGTTGCTCTGGTTGTCCGCATGGAAGAAATCTCCAAGATCCAAGATGAAAGCCGTGTGTGCATTAGGTGCAGCATCTACAAGGTGATTAACACCCTTGCGAAGAATATCCACCCCTTTAGCAAGATCCCAATCCTCTCCGGCCTCTCTTGCCCATGCATACATCCCGATATGACTATCCCCTATGGTGTAATCGCATAACAGATCCGGATCACAATCTTTAGGCGAAGGTATCAGTTCCGCTCTTTCTATCCCTTGAGCAAATTCCGTGAAGACTTCTTTCATGGAGTCCATGACCTCTTCGGCCTTTTTATCCACCTTTACCCACTGCATTACTTCTCGTTTTTCGCCTGTTTCCTCATCTGTCTTATACAGAGTGGATGCACCTTTTAGCTGATAACCTTCCGGTGCTGTTTTGATGAGATCATGTTCCGGTGCAAAGCCTGCTCTCGCTGCCCTTGTCTTGATGCGCAGGATCATCTTTCGTACTGCTTCCTCTTCTTTTCCCAGAGCTTCCGCCGCCGCTTTGTTGCTGTCGTGTTCTATGACGGCCTCTAAGACCTTCTTTTGTTCATCGGTGCTGCACCATTCAAGATATGCTTTCAGCATCATTCAGTTCCTCTTCTAAAAGTTTTATTTGATGCTCTAAATACCATTTTGCTTTTTTAAGATCCTCAAGCCCATTCTTTTTTTTGTAACGGCTCACGTATTTAATTACGTTTGCGATGCACCAAGTAAACTCACCCTCGTTTGCAGTGATGTATTCCAATGGGCTTAAAGGCATATCCCTGTAGTGGTTTGGCTCTATTGGATTGTTTACTCTAGGATCTGGTTTCCTTGTTGTTACTTCTTCTAAGTTTCCTATGCTTGCCATTACGCCGATCTCCTTTGTGGTTTGATTGAATTGTTTACCGATTTGTTTCCGTATAGCTCCGCCCAGATCTTGTCTAACTTCTTTGAGTAGTACGCAATGGCTTCTGCTTTTTTCATGCGTGGTTTGATTAGATAGTGTGGGATTGTTTGAGTAGTCCACTCCCCGTCCACCATCTTCAACAGAAGTTTTCTTGCCACGTATCCTTCTCCGTATGTGTGCGTGCGTCGTCTCATCCCATCACCTTGATATTGTTTTTTAGCAGGTGAAGTATCTTGCTTCCGTAGATAAGAAAATCAATAACTTTACCACTTGCATCTTTTGGCATACGGTCTTCGCCGTGTGGCTTAAACAGATTCTTTTGCATGAACATTTGCCAATTTATATATTTTTCATTTGTCATAAGACCAAGTATTTTTGAAAGTGTTAATTCGTTTCCATATTGCAAGATGTTGTAATAGAGATCATGCGCCTCATTTAGAATTTTTATGTTTCGGTTGATGATGTTTGCATAGTAGTTTCTATCAACCATCGACTCGCCTCTCGCCCCCTCTTTCCAGATGGAGTGCTTATATGGGCTGTTGTGTATGTTCCACACTATCGCCTCATACGACATTCCTAACATATCCTGCATCTCTTGATAGCTTGCCCAATGCTTCGGCTTGTGCAGCATCGGCTTGAGTTTATGGTTGCATCGCTTTCTCAAGAGCCTGCCATGTATCATCTGCTGTTCCGGCATTGCACTCAACTGCAAGCCTTTTGAAATTGAATCTCTATGAAGTCAAGTGCAAATTGTTCTTCAGTGAACTGTCCACTACCCTTAACGCCTTCGATCTCCACTTTAAAGTTTCCGTTGTCGAGTTCCGTGATGTATGCCGTGATTCCGTTTTTGTTTAATTCATTCATGCTGCAAACTCCATATTTTTTATTCTTTTTTCCATGATCTTATTTTTCCTTTTCATAACTCTGATTAGTTTTGTTAGATAGTCCACCTCATATCTTCGGATAGATTTATCACTCTCGATCTCGTCCACCTTTGCCTGTCCGATCTTTTCAATCAAGTTGGCTCTATAAGGCACGAGGTTTGCCGATTTCATTCGGTTGCAGGTAAAGCATTGCTTATGGATATTAAGCGTGTAGAAACGAAGCTGTGCGTGTCCGCCTGCGCTCATGTAGTGGCCTGCATCCCACTTTGCCTCAAAAGTTCCGCACGAGATGCAAGGCAGTGTGTGATCTCTAAGACGAACATATTTGTTTACTTCGTATTCAGCTTTTTTTAGAAGCGTTGGTTTGTGATTTTCGTAAAACTCTTTTTTGCGCTTGTTGGATTCTTTGGTCTTCTCTTTTTTTTGTTTTGCGAGATGCTTGTTTGAATACTCCACCATGCAATCAAACTTTTCACAAGTCGGCTGCAGTTGTCGTACAGGTGTGAATTTATTTTTGCAGATCTTGCAGGTCTTCATCCTCATGCAGAAATAGCCTTGCGAATATTTCCTGCGATCATGTCTGATTGGGGAATAGAAGTCATACGGATTCTATGTTTCAACACCTTCTCAATCTTCTCTCTCACCTCTTTCGAGTTTGCCATCATCTGCATATCAAGAAGAAAATCTCCGCCGCCAAGCTCTGTAAGGATCTCAACTTCTGTAGAAGACAGAATCAGATCGCCTTTTACATCACGAAGTCCACCGTAGTTGAACTCTGCAAAAAACACACGATCACTAGGTACTTTGTTTCTGTTCATAATCGTATATCCTTGAAGTGCGACACGAATGCTTGTAAACTTCAATTCTAGCTCTCTGGCCTGCTCCTCTACTGTTCCGAATAGTGTGGCCTCTCTCTTCTGTTTAAACTGCTCTGCGACCATTGCGATACGATCCATTGCGTTTTTGTATGCGTACTGATCGCCGGAAAGAGCTTTAAAAAATTCTAGATACTGCGCAG